AAAGACATATTGCCTTTTTCGGTCGGCGGATTAAACAAGTGATTCGCCAGAATGAATTCGCGATATTTTTTGGTGTGCGCGAACATGGCAAATGCTTTGTGCCACAAGCAAAACCGCTTCGGGAACATGCTAACGTCAATTCCGGTATTCGCCATTTTACCCGCATCGAATGCCAGATTATAAGCGGTCAATTCAATTCCCGGATACAGCGCGGCGACCTTTTCAAGCCAGCGATTGATGGCGGCAACGCTTGCCATTTGTCGCGTGCCCTCTTCCAGCATGCGCATATAGTTTGCCGTGCGCATCTCCAGACCACGACGGCCCCACAGAGAATCGTTGCTGTTGTCATAGAACAGGTCAAACGTACCAAAATGACCCGCGACCATAACGCTGCATTCTTTGTGAATAACGCCTTTGCGATCCACAACAATCGCGCCAAAATCCGCGACCGTATCTTTAATGGTCGTTTCAGTGTCGATAATCAGAAAGAATTGTTTTTGAGCCATTTTCATAATCCCCTATTAGTGACCTTGGACCGACGGAATATATACGCCGCGGATATTAAAACGATCGCACACCGCTTTCAAGTATTCTACGTTATCTTCGTAAAAAACCCATTCGGCATTTTTGAAGTTCAGCAAGTTAGCGAATTTTGCGAGGCCACCGATTTTCAAAGCCTTGCCGCTAATCGCGGAACCGTGCGGACGCGAGATCAGATAGTCAGGCTCGCCCAAAATTTCGCGAACAAAGCGCCAATCCGCATCATGCATTTCGCGTGCCGTTGCGATGACAACGTAACATTCTGGATCATTAAGATCCTTGCGGTATTGCTCTGCAAGCGGAAGCAAACCATCGTCCATTGCTTTATGCTCATTTGCACGCCAGTATCCCAAATCAATACGCTCTCCTTCGGGAGTCATGACAGTGCGATAGCGGTGGGAACTATCCACGATAGTTCCATCCATGTCGAAAATAGAAACGCGCTTGATTGCCATTGTAATACCCTCAGAGCGTAAAATTCAGAATGCCGTAGGCATTGCATGCAGTAAAAAACAGAAATTGCAGAAGCATTGGCATATTATGCCGCAGTGCTACGACGCCAGCAACAGAACCCACAAAGAAAAACGGGTATCCGATTGCCATATGCCCGCTAGAGCATAGCGCCGCGCCAAGCATGCCGCCTGCCGCCGAGATCCAAGAGAGTGCTTTGTTCGTGTCCATGTGCTTATTATAGGCGTTTCACAGCCGAATGCAAGCCTTTTTGCGCCAGGAAATGTAAGAAATTGTAACAGACCTGCTTCCGACGAACGGTAGTTGCAATTTGCGCCCAGCCCTGTATAATGTAATTGTGGGAGAGCGTGCCCGCGCGGCGCGGGTGCACCAAAATGGTGCACCCCGCCCGGACCCCTGTAAGTCCTTGATTATACAGGGGTTTGGGCCAGGCTAAGTCATTGATCTAGTTCAATAAATTCATCATCCAGAATGTAAATGTCTTCGGCCGAGACAGTGACCGGATCGCCATATTCCCCAAGCATAAGCAACCTTTCTGCCCGGATAAGATCCTTACGCCAAAGCCCTTCCCGCACAATAGCGCGCATGGTGTATTCCATGTTGCCATCAACCGTGCAAAGCCTGAATGCTTCATCGTAGCCACGCGCACGCCGTGCCCAAGGCCAGCCAACGCGCTCCGCTGCTACCTCGCGCAGTAGGTTGGCGAAGTGTTGCAGTTGGGCCAGTTCAATGAATTCGATAGCAGCGCGAGCGCGCCGCCTCACGTCTTCTGCATCCATAACAATGTGCGACATGGTGCGGCGCCTCCTCAGTTCAGTTCAATGTGTTCGCAGTCGAGGAATTCAACCGTGATTCCGCTGCAATCTGCGCGGAGCGAATCGTCAGCCATTCCGCAACGCTTATTCCAAGCGTCGTGAGAAGTAGCAACAGAACCCATGTTTGCATGTTCAGCATTGCGAAAGATCCTCCCGATAAGGTAGCCGATACGCTGCGCCAGCGTAGCGCGTTGCACGTCTTTCTTGCCGCTCGCATATTCGGTCACGATTTTCGTGCCATTGTGCGAGGCGTAGCGGCGAAGGGTTTTACGTTGGGCGATGGTCTGGCTCATGATCGGCTCCGAAGAAAAGTTATCTGGTACGCTTCTATTGTAGCGGAAGCGTACCAGAAGTCAAGCCTTTATTCGCTGATCGGCTTGCTGTTCGCCAGTGCATCGAAGATGCTTTCCAGCGCCTTGCGATTGGCTTTCGCCAGCGAATCGGTATCGCCTTCCGACAGGCGAAGGATCTTGCCGATGGCAGTGGCAAACTCGTCTTTCTTCTGGACAGGCGTGCCATCCTTCCGCTTCGCCTCCTTCTTGATATACACGCCCTCCCGCGACAGCTTGGCGCGGATCGACGCTTCAGATTTGCCCAGCAGTTTGGCCTGTGCAGCCACGACAGCAGCGCGATCCGCTTCAGTTTCAGCAGCAGAGTAAGCAGCAACCATCGCGGTGGTTTGCTCGGCAGTGTAGTTGGTAGCCTTGGCAGTCATGGTGTTTCTCCTTTGAACGAAGTTAGATAATACAGTAATCAGTAGCAGAGCGCAACCGGAATTTTCGGGAACGTCGGGCCTTTTTTCATGCCGCCAGCGTGCCCAACATGCGTGCGCTCCAGCGCGTAGTCAAACGAAACGTCATTAGCGAATTCCGGTTGCATGCGACGCGCATAGTCGTTTCGCATGCTAGCACCAGCAGTCACGTGCATGTCCAGGCAAGTAGTATAAATCGCTTGCATCAGCAGTTCGTGATAGTTGGTCATCTCAGTCATCCGTAGTGCGTTGTCCATGTGTTTATAATACGCTCGCCTGCCTCCAGATGCAAGACCGTTCGTCGGAAAAATCGGACCGCCCGTCCCCAGTTGCACAAAAAGACTGGATATGTGATTTAAATCACATAGGGCGGTTATCAGACCTTGACAAACGCCAGGCTCTCTGTGCCCACCTTCGCGTAAAACTTTGGTTAATTTCATGAAAACCTTTACGGTGCCGAGGTAGTAGAGATTGATATAACGTAAAACTTTGGTAAAAACAACCAAAACCTACACGGTGCCAAGGTAGCGGAGGCTGAATAATAGGCACAAATGCTGTGGTAGAAAAAGTGCAAAAACCAACAAAAAAGCCCCAATTTCTCTCGAAAAAGGGGCTAAAACCCATTAAAATGGGTCAATTACTGCATTTTCTTCATAATCAGGCATATTGTCGATTTCTGGGGTCGTTTCATCCTCAACTTCGAACCAATCATCCGCATCGAAGTCATCTTCCTGATCTTCCACAAGAGGCTCGACCGCAATGATGTCCATGTGGTGAGTTTCCCCATCTGACATGTATTTCAGACGTCCTGTGTATGTTTCGATGGACTCATCGTCCAGAAACTTCACCAGAAATGGGTACATGGCATCATTGCGCATCCGAGTAACGCGACCCCGGCGTCCATTGCGAAGGATAACCAGGTCTCCGATCTTCGCAGTCAGCGACTTAGGATCGTCGATTACACTGATAATGTCTAGCGCAGACGTACCACTGCTAAAATAGAAGCCATCTACCGTGTAGGAGTACTGGTCATCGCCACTGTTCACAACCACCGGGAAGGCATAGTTGTCCCCGTTGCGGATTGTTACAACAGTCCCTTCGTCACCGTTGCGAAGACGTACTCGATCCCCCACTTTGTATGGTACCGATGGTGAAGAGGGCTTAATTGCCTTACCAACAATGTCTCGAGGACTTTCCTCTTTATCGTTGATATACCTCCCAGTACGTGTATAGGAGCGTTCAGTGTACTGGCCATTGACATCCTTGAACTTTACCATCATAGGATAGTCTTCGGCCTCACGAAAACGATCTACTACACCAATTTCATTGTTGATGCACTGCACCTCATCTCCGATTTCGTAGACAGGTACCTGTGGTGCTTCCCCAACAACATCGTACTTGTTGGGAGTAAGATCATCATGCCAGTACTTACCCTCCTTTGTTAGGAGAATGGTGTGCACTCCTTCGGAATCGGCAGCCTTCTTCGGCAGAGAAGCTCGGACCGGGTATAGGCCGGCTCCCGGGGACACACTTGTAAGAGTTGCAACTACTCCGTTGCGCAGCACAACTTGATCGCCTGCTTTATACTTAAGCATATCCATTAGAACGGCTCCTGCGTTTCCACTTCGTCTTCAATAATTCTTGCAATGTCGGCCATGCTAGGACCGCTAGCCATGTACCTACCATCCTCGGTAAATGACTCTTTTACCTTCTCATTCGGGATAATTTTCTTCTTTCCATTTACAAGACGTACGGCTTCCAGCTCCACAATGAACCGATATACGATCTCGCCCTTATTTTCCTCAACAACGACGCCCTTGCGTCCGCTGTGCGTTACAACTTTATCACCAACTTTAAGTTTCATTTGATTGCTCCTCCATTGAACATATAAATATTATAGCAAAACAGACTAGAAGAATCAAGTGAGAATTTTTGGGGTCGAAAAAATTTTATTGATTTTGGGTAGTGAATGTGTTATACTTCGACTATGACGTACCAAAATTATTTGGTGCTGCAAAAGGAGTATTCTATGAATAGCGTTGTTCGTGCCTCTCCCGCTGAGGTAGTTGAAATCGCACCGGAGAATCTTCTTATCGCTAATTCCTATTTGAAGTGCGGCAATATTGACGCTGTAATTCAGGCCACTGGCATTGCTCGCGACGTAGTCGCTCGTGTGCTAAGTCAGGCCGAGGTGAAGCGGTATATAGATACGGTGTACCTAGATACAGGCTATAGAAACAGAAATAACATCGCAGCGGCAATGGACACTATTATCGCCTCTAAGTTAGCAGAGTTGGACGAAGCGGAACTTGGATCTGGTAAAGACATTGCTGACCTACTACAAATGGCTCATAAGATGCGTATGGATGAGCTTGCTGCGATGGCGAAACTAGAAGAGGCACGGGCTAAGTCTGATAACATTAAGACTCAGACCAATATTCAAATTAATGAGGGACCACAAGGTAACTACGGCGACCTTGTACGCAAAATCTTAGCGACAAAATGAATCGAGCACAAAAGTACTTTAGAGAAGGTAAATACCACCACGCCCTGCGCGAGTTTGACAAGCATCTTGCCCGTTTTCCGGATGACAAGTATGCTCTACTAGACGCAGGTGCTGCATGCATTGCATTGGGGCGTCCTGAGCTGGCTTATGACTATACTATGCGAAGCGTGAGAGCAGATCCTACGTTCGACATGGCTCATAGCAACATAGGTTTGTATAAGCAACTAATCGGACGCCCCGATGAAGCGATTGAATGGTATAATCGCGCTGTAGATCTTGGCTATTCTGAGGCTAAGTTCAACCGTGCTTTGCAATACATGAAGATTGCTTCTGCTGATGGTGCTGGATGGGAGTTTGCCTTTTCTCAGTACGAGACTCGCTTCACTAAGAACAAACCTGTCGCGCTCCCAAACCTCGGTGGACGTAAACGTTGGGAAGGCACTGGCAAAGTAATGGTTATAGCTGAACAGGGGGTTGGTGACGACTTTATGTTCTCTCGTTACTTAGAGTGTATACCTTCGTATGACTACTTAGTGCCTGCTGAACTGCATGGACTATTTCCTAACACTATTACTGCTTCCACTGATTCTGATGCCGAGTACTATATACCAATGGGGTCTTTACCTATGCTTTTTGGTCCTCGTCCTTGCCCTGTGCAAGATATTCCTCTCGGGGATGAAATAGGCGTGTGCTGGAAAGGTAACCCAAAGCATCAGAACGATATTAACCGCTCATACCCATCACTGCGCCGTGCTATGTTGGAGATGGGTAGTTTGAGCCTACAGTTCGGCGATAACCCTGCGATCAAATCTTGGCAGGATACTATCGACTTGATCGACAAATGCCACACTGTTATCTCTGTTGACACTTCTATAGTGCATATTGCCCTGCTTCGCGGCCGTCGCGTGATGTTGCTACAACCTACGTACGACTGGGATTGGCGTTGGGGCATTGCTGGAGAGACTGTGTGGTATGGTCATAACCTCGAACAGTATGGTTCGTGGAAAGAGCTATGTTTAAATATTTAGTCATTAATTTGACTATGTGGGGTATTAGTATATGCTTACTATCAGTCGCAGCGATGTTCCTTCTGAGTTTATAGAGCAGAGGGACATCGACGAACGATTTATTAAGCTACCTGTCGAAAAGTACTTAGCAATGGAGGAAGTTGAGCCGTTACGGCCTCAGATAGCTGTAATCAACGCCCTTAATAATCCTAAGTATCGATTCGTAGTTGGTGCGTTATCACGACGTACCGGAAAAACCTATATAGCGAACGTAATCGCTCACCTTATGTCACTTATACCTGACCATAACGTACTGATTATGTCTCCTAACTATAACCTATCTGAAATCTCGTTCAAACAGCAACGAGACCTACTTCGCAAATACGATGTAGAGGTGCGTAAAGATAACGCTAAAGATCGAGTTATTGAACTTATTAATGGATCAACTATTCGTATGGGTTCTGTCAACCAAGTAGATGCTTGCGTTGGACGCTCCTATAACATGATCTTATTCGATGAGGCTGCGCTACACCCTGAAGGCGACCTAGCTTTCCAGGTTGCGCTGCGTCCTACACTAGATCGTCCTGGTTCGAAAGCCGTGTTTATTTCAACCCCTCGTGGTCGAAACAACTGGTTCTCCCACTATTACAACCGGGGATTCGGCGAAGACTTTCCTGAATGGTGTTCTGTTCACTCTGACTATCGTGAGAACAATAGGATGGGTGAGGCGGACGTTATGGAAGCTCGTCGCTCAATGTCCAACGCGGAATTCAAGCAAGAGTATGAAGCTTCATTCGTATCCTTCCAAGGCCAGATCTACCACTTTGACGCGGACGTCAACGTCTTCGACGATGACTATGAACTGCCTAACGACTTGGAGGTATTTGCTGGGCTGGACCCTGGCTTTAGGGACCCTACAGCTTACATCGTTATTGGTTTCTCCCCTAGTACTGAGTGCTATTATATCCTCGACGAGTACCAGCAAGCGGAAGCCAACACCGCTCGACACGCAGAACGAATCAAAGAACTAAACTCGTACTTAGCTGACTGTGGATATGATGTTGAGATGATCTACATCGACTCCGCGGCTGCTCAGACTCAGTACGACTTAGCATATGAACACGACCTAACCTGTACACCTGCTAACAAATCCATACTGGACGGAATTTCATTCTGCCAGTCAATTGTGGAGCAAGGCAAGTTGTTTGTCGCTAGTAAGTGTGGAAATACACTTGCGATGCTAGATCAGTATTCGTGGGCGGAAACTATCGGTAATGCTGTTAAGGAAAAGCCTAAGCACGATATCTATAGCCACATGGCCGATGCTATGCGGTACTCCATGTATACGTGGACTAAGGGAACTGGAGACGTTTAATCGCGTCTCTGGTCGTATTTTCGGTCTGAAAAATTTTGTTGAAATTATTTTTCATTTGCGTTATAATACTTAAAATATGGCAAAAAACACAGGAGCTAGGAAGCGAGACCCAGTGAAATGGGTTCGTGACCGTGCAAAGAAAGCCTACGAAAAGGCTGATGAATGCGTTGTATGTGGTGCTGGAGAAGATTTAGAACTGCACCACTTCCATTCGCTCACTATACTATTTGAAAAGTGGGCAAAATCTAAAGGCTATCCGTTAGAAACTGACGAGGATGTGCTTGCAGTAAGGGACGAGTTTATAGACGCTCACAAAGTGGAGTTATATGACATGGTTGTCACCTTGTGCAATCAGCATCATGTAAAACTACATAGCGTGTATGGCCCGAAACCCGCTCCAACTACTGCCGCGAAACAGGCACGATGGATTGCGAAGCAGGCAGATAAATATGGCAGGATATATGAGCCGCCTGTGGGGAGCTCTGACTAATAAGGACAACCCCGCACAGGTGATTATTCGTGACGAACAAGGTCACGATATTGGCACTACCGAACATGTAGCATACTACACCGACGCTTACAAGAAACTGGAAGCAGTGCGAAATGGTGTCGATAGGTGCGTCAACGGATGTGCCTCCTTTACTTACGATGTGAAAGATAGAATCATCGTAGGTACTACAAAAATGAAACAAAAGAAGCTGCTAGAGCTTCTTAACGTTAGACCAAATCCTTACCAGAGCGTCAATAAATTTTGGCGAAACTGTTTTGTGGATTTCTTCCTAGACGGTAATATCTTTATCTACTATGACGGGGTGTACCTATATCAGCTACCAGCCCAGTCAGTGCAGATCATGACAGATGAGAAGACCTTTGTCGATCACTACATGTATGCTGGTAGAACTAAGTTCTTGCCGGAGGAAATTATCCACATATCTGATAACTCTGCAGAGAGCATTTATCGTGGCCAGAGCCGCCTAAGCGCTGCTCTGCAGAGCATCGATACTCTTAAGAAGATGCAGGACTTCCAGAACAAATTCTTCCAGCATGGAACTATTCCTGGACTAGTTATCACATCTAAGAACCCTCTTGGTGAGAAGACAAAAGAACGCCTACTAGCTTCATGGACGCAACGATACAGCCCTACCGCGGGTGGTCGACGTCCTCTTATTCTAGATGGTGGACTTGAAGTACAGAATTTAATCGATAAGAGTTTCTCTGAATTGGACTTTGAAAACTCTATCAACAAGAAAGAAGAAGCGATACTGCTAGCTCTAGGTGTTCCCTACATTCTGCTTAGGGGTGGCAACAACGCAAACATTAGTCCTAACTTAAGACTATTCTACCTTGAAACTATCTACCCAGTGGTAACCATGGTGGCGTCAGCAGTTGAAGGTTTCTTTGGGTTTGACATTGAACCTGTAGTACCTAATGTATCTGCACTACAACCGGAAATGAAGGAAGCTTCCGCTTACTTTACTACTCTGGTTAACGGCGGAGTTATGGCACCGAACGAAGCTCGTAGCGCTATGCGCCTTGAGCCTAAGGCGGGTCATGATGACCTTCGAATCCCAGCTAACATTGCTGGTAGCGCAGCTGATCCATCTTCTGGAGGTAAGCCTCCTACGAAAACAATTGGAGTAACTGATGAAAATTGAGGGTCTAAAAGACTTTCGAATCGATTCGTTATTCACAGTAGAAAAAGCCACTAAAGCAGAAGATGGTGAAGATTATATCACCATCGAAGGTTACGCGAACACTAAGGACGAGGATCGTCATGGAGACGTGATTCAGGTTGAGGCCTGGACTAAGAACGGGGGTCTGAATAACTATCAGAAGAATCCTATCGTTCTGGCTTTCCACGATCACTCTCGCCCAGTAGGGAGAGTAACCGAGCTTGCTGTTGACGAAAAGGGCCTAAAAGTAAAAGCCCAAATCATGAAGTCTGCTACAGACGTATATGAGTTCGTTAAAGCAGGAGTGCTACGCGCTTTCTCTATTGGAGGACGAATCAAAGACATGTCCTACGACAAAGACGCTGACGTCTTCGTTGTAAAAGATATCGAACTACACGAGATTTCTGTGGTCTCGGTTCCGGCTAACCAAGAATCTCTATTCAGTGTTTCCAAGTGCTTTGGAACGACTGAAGAGTTCCAAGCCTTTAAGAAACAATTTTTACCATCTGACGACTCAACTAAAAAGGATGACGGAGCAAATGGTAATGCCCAGGATGAATTTAATATGACTAAAGAAGAACTAGCCGCACTGGTTAAGAGCGCTCTAGATCAAAAAGAAGAAGAACGTCTGCAAGCCGAGAAAGCAGCTAAGGAAGCTGAAACTCGCAAGGCAGCAGATATTCAAGTACTTCAATCTAGCGCTGAGAAGCTAGTGGGCGAAGTTGAAGCCCGTCTTGAGAAGGCAATGAAGGATGGTCTTGACGCACAAGTCAAAGGACTAACCGAAGGCCTTGCAGAGCAGATCGCTGAACAGCGTGCAGAGATCGAAGCTCTTCTAAAATCTAAGGCTGGCTTTGGCGATCGCAATAATGGTAATCAGGACCCTATTTCCATTCAGGAAAAGGAATCCGCGATTATCCTTGCTAAGACACTTAGCCGTCGAGTAGAAGACACCAAGTATGGTAAGTCTCTTATCGAAAAAGCTGGTCCTCACTATGGTGGTGCAGGTGCTGGCGAGTGGGAACACACCGTTTCCAACAACATGCAGGCAGACATTCGTCGTCGTCTAGTAGTAGCGCCGCTATTCAAGACCATTACAATGCCTACTCCTACCATGCGTTTCCCAATCAACCCTGAAGCAGGCGTGGCAAACTGGGTTGCAGCAACTGATTACGGTACTACCGCTTCTTCAGGTACTGCGCAAGTTCACCAGCTAAACGACGTCCTACTACAAACCTACAAGCTAGCAACCAAGGAATTCATCACCAACGAAGAAGATGAAGACTCCGTACTAGCTCTAGCGCCGATTATTCGTGACGCTGTGGTTCGTCGTATGGCTCGTGCTATCGATCAGGCTCACCTACGTGGCCAAGGTGCTGGTTCCGATCCTCTTAACGGTGTTGCGAAGATTGGTGATGCTACTGGTACTACCGCTTCTGTTACCACAGCAGCTTCCGTAGCTACTCTAACCGCACTTCGTCGTAAGCTAGGTGTTTGGGGTCTAGATCCTTCCGATCTGATCTACGTTGTATCTACTGAGATCTATTACGATCTACTAGACGATACTACCTTCCAGACTGTTGACAAAGTTGGTAGCGACCGCGCTACTCTACTAACCGGTCAAATCGGTTATGTTGCAGGTACTCCAGTTGTTGTTTCCGGCGAATTCGAAGCCAAGGCAGCAACCAAGTACGGTGCGATTTGTCTTAACAAGTCTAACTTCATGCGTGGTGAACAAGTTGGCCTACGCGTTGAATCTGACTACATTGTTCAGGAACAGCGCCGAGTGCTAGTTGCTTCTCAACGTATGGCATTCCAGCAAATCACAACCGCTAACGGTTCTGGTGTTGCTACATTCAAGTGGGTAGCATAATACCTTTTTGATTTACTGCCGGGGGGTTCGCCCCCGGCTTTAATAAGAGAACTATATGACCGATCTAGTTACATTAGAAGAATATAAAACGTATGCTAGCATCCGTAGTGAGGAACAGGATGAGCGCCTGACTCAGCTTATTGAGACAGTTAGTTCCCTTATTAAAGCCTATTGCGGACGCACCTTTATCGACTTCTACGATGAAGCCGATACTATGATCTTTAATGGAGAGTACCCGCAACTGTTCGTTCGGGAGTACCCCATTAGAGATGTACTCAGTTTTGAGTACTCCCCAGATTACGGTGTAACATATACACCACTTACTGAAGGAACCGACTTTGTAATTGACTATGCCCTTGATGTGGTGTTTGTCATTATAATGCCGTCAGTAGCTTCAGTCAACGGACTAAAGCTGCAGTATCGAGGTGGTTACGAAACACTTCCTGCAGACCTTAAGCTAGCCGTATTTGATACCATTATGTACTACGCTAAGTCCGAGAACAACCCTAAAAAGGTAAACGGATTCGTTTCCATTGAGTATGTACTGTCAGCTGACTTCCCCGCTCACATTAAGCGAGTCCTAGATCTATATAGGACCATTTAATGTCTGCAGAATACCTAAAGCGCATAGCCAGTTACATGCTGGATATCCATAGGTCCCTAAAGAAGAAAGGGTACTCTGCCCCTCTTGGAGCTACAGGATCTCTATCCAAACAGGGTAGATGGAGTCTTAGTGATAAAGAATCTATGACTCAGGCTAAGGCCCTGAAAAAGCTGCTACAAGATGAGGCGGATGAGGATACGGCCAAAGGGTCGGGACTAACACTACCGGAATACTATCGTATACAGAACAGCACAGCCCCTCACTGGATATCGTATGATGAAACGTCACTCCAGCAGCAGACTGATTTAATGATAGACTCCTTGATAACTGCAGGAATCTTACCTACAGAACAGGCTATAGGACTTAAAGTTAAGCTGTTCCACACAGTTAACGTAAACTTCAAGAAAAGATTATCCGTGGTAGATACCACCACCTCCGCAGGAGTTCAGTACTACGTAGTACCATCCTTTGCAAAAGCAAGGGAGCTAATGGTGGGACTTATATACCCGTCTAAGCATGCATACACGGAACTTAAGTATTTCCTACAAGAAAACGGAGTTCCTGTAGCTCAGACAGATGAGGAGTTCCTAAAGCTGCGCCTAGGATTCGACGTCGGACACGGAACAGCACACGGCGACGATTTACGTTACAGCAACGTAACCAGCGCGTATAAGACTCTTATCTTCAACAAGATGCGTGGTACTAAGGAGTACAATAGTTTAGCTATAGAGTCTGCTCAGTTCGCACAATTCATGGAAGACCTGAATAAGAACAGCGCTAACATAGCTGACCTACTTGGCGTGGATGCAGAGATACTATTAGGGGTTATTGACCTAACTATAGACTTCGCTAGATTTAGTAAGTCAGACCACTTCAAGGCCACAATGGCTGTTAGTACGGAAGCTAAGAAGGGTACCATCAGATCGATGGGTGAAGTAGCTAAGAAAGCCGTAGCTAGAGTCTACCCACAACTAGCTGCAAAGAACCAAGAGCTTGGACGTACTGTCGAGAAGGTGCTGGCTAATAGAATGGAGGATCCAAACTTTTGGGCTTCGTTTATAAAAGAGCTGGAAAACCCGGATAGTATAGTATTTCGGTCCTTCGCCAATATTCAAGGTTCTCCTAGTATAAAACAAATATTAGAGAGACAACTGTACGAAGAACTACAGTACGGTAAAACTAAGCCCGCGTCCGTAAGATCAAAGACTACTAAGTCAGGTAAACCTAAATCTCTAAAAACTGGTAATCTATCGTCGGCCATAAAGAAAAAGAAAGCCGAAACAGATAAGGCTGTTAACCAAGCGGTGGCTAAGTTGAAGGCATCTGCCTCAAAACCGCGGGTGATGCCAGCTAGAGACCTAAAGGGTAGATTCATATCTCTACTTAACCTAAAGAACATTCTAGGTAGACTACCGGAACAGGTAGCCAAAAATATGGGTAGAGGGAGTGCTACTGACGTACTTAACTACCGGACTGGTAGGTTTGCTATGTCGACGGAAGCAACCAACGTATCTGCTACTAGGGAGGGTATGATTCAGGTGTACTATACGTACATGAAGTACCCCTACCAAACATTTGAGCCTGGATTCGCACAAGGTAAATTAGGACGGGATCCAAGAACACTAATTGAAGGGTCGATTAGGCAACTACTCCGCCCCTACGTCCTGAACAAACTACAGGTTATAAGGGAATAATATGAGTGCTAGATCAGGAATTGTAAACGCACTAGTAGAGAAGTTAAAAGAGGTTGATGGAACAGGAACGTATAAATCTAACTTATACGGTAATGTGATCCCAAAACTAAAGTTCTGGGACGAAGTTAATGACTATCCATATGTTTGCGTAGTAGCTGCTGGGGAGACAAGGGAATATCTTCCAGCTCAATTTAAGTGGGGATTCCTGAGTATAAACGTCAAGGTGTATGTACAAGATGAAAACAGCTTGGACGCCCTTGAAAATGTTCTAGCAGACATAGAAACCGTAGTAGATGCCAACCAAGAGTTGTACTTCGATGACGGTACCCGACACACAGAGGAAGTCAATATAACTTCCATTAAAACCGACGAGGGATTACTAGATCCTCTAGGCATAGCAGATGTATCCCTCGTGGTTAGATATCAAGTTTTGTAAGCTAGCAAGGTTGATAATAGTCTTCCAGACTAGCCTTACAGAGATTGGAGCTAATATACATGCCTCAAATTAATCTGCTGCGTAATACGAAAGTCTTTTTCACTACTCTGACTAAAGACACCGTATCTACTGCAGCTATCAGTCCAGCCAACACTTGGGAACTTCAAGTGCTTGGGGACTTCAGCTACTCCCAAGGTACTGAGCAAGAGACCATCACTCTGAACGAGGCGGGATCAACTCCTACTCGTGGTCAGCGTTCCTTCAACACCGCTATTAACCCAGTGGATTGGAGCTTTGGTACTTATGTTCGTCCTTATGCTGTTACAGCAACTACTGTTTCAGCAACCGCAGGTACTTATTCTGGTACAGTAGCTACGCTAACCGCCGCAGGTCATACACTACAAGTGGGCGATCTGATCAGCGTTAGCGGTGCAACTCCAGCTGCATATGACGTTACCTCTGCTTATGTTACCGCGATCGCTGGTAACGACGTAAGCTACGTTATCGCATCTGATCCAGGTGGACCGACCACTGTACAGCCTTCCATTGTGAAGATTGCTCGTACTACAGCCCCAGAAGCGCTACTATGGAACGCTATCGCTGGTGCAGCAGATCTATATGCTTCTAGCACTTGGACCGAAGCCGCATCAACAGCTGTAGCTTCTTTCGCCAACTCTAACGCTCACCAGCTAGCTCGCTTCGCACTGATCTTCAAGGTTGATAACTCTATCTACTTCGTTGAGAACTGCGCGGTTAACCAAGCTGACGTAAGCTTCGGTATTGATGAAATCGCTTCTATCAGCTGGACTGGTCAAGGTACTGAACTTATCCGCCTAAGTGACACTGGCTATGTAGCAGCCCTACAAGCTATCCAAGCGGCTAACACTTGGAAGTCAACTGCGGACTTCATTACCAACAAGCTAAGTACTGTAACCCTAACTGGCTACAACATCTACACTGATGGTGTAACCTCCACTGCTACTCAGGCTTACACTCTAGCTCTAACTGGCGGACAGATTACTATTAGTAACAACATTCAGTATCTGACTCCAGAAGTTCTAGGTGTGGTTAACAAGCCTATTGGTTACTACACTGGTACCCGCGCGATCTCCGGTAACATTACTGCTTACCTAAAGGTTGCGGCAGCTGGTGACGGTGGTACCAAGTACGCATCTGAACTACTAGAGGAACTAACTGCTCACTCTACTCTTGCTCCAGATAACACCTTCAAGGCGGAACTGAAGCTAGGTGCAGCGGGTGGAACATTCCCATATGTCAACTTCAGTATGCCGGCAGCCATGCTTCAGATTCCTAACGTGGAAGTTCAGGACGTTGTTTCTACAACTATTAACTTCACCGCTCAGGCTTCTACTGGTACCGGAGATACTACTGCATTCGACATCAACGAAACTAACGAACTAACAGTCCAATACGTGACTGCTTAATTCTGAGTGATTCGGGAGGCCTACGGGCCTCCCACTTATCTAGAGGCATAATATGAGTGATATTAAACTAAGTCTGGCTTCCGTTGTTGCTCCTACCAAGGACACCCAAGTTGAAGTACCAGGTTACCCCGGCTTTATCGTTAGCGTTCGTTACCTATCCCGTGAGGAAATGGTTAAGCTGCGCAAGAAAGCCACCAAACAGCGTTTCGATCGTAAGACCAGACAGCCGGTTGAGGATCTAGACGAAGATCTATTCCTATCCCTATACGTTAGTTCCATTCTACGTGGCTGGGAAGGACTAAAGCTGAAGTATCTGGCAGACCTAATGCCTATTGATATAGGTGGGCAAGACCTAGAGGCTACCGTAGCGTACGATGAAGATAACGCACTTGTACTGATGAAAAACTCAGCCGAGTTCGACACCTTTATTACTGAAACTACTGGTGACCTACAAAATTTTACGAAGAGCAGTTCGAAGTAATACACGAGCTGCTGGACTCATACTGCAAGTTTAAAGAATCCGGCGTATCTAAAGAGCAATACTTTGAGATGTGTGACGCACTGGGTACCCAACCCGTGGCAGAGGACATTCCGATCGGGATAGATGATCTACCTGCGGAAGTACAACTAGCAGTGGAGATCCACTCAGGATTACCTATGAAGATCGCCGAGTTCTCTGGTACCTACCTTGGTAGGTCTATTGGAGAGCTCGGCTTTCTTTTTGAGCTCTACGGAATAACTACTCCGGAGGAACGCAAGTTCTATTACAGGATCATAACCCTGTTTGATTCACTAGAGGTGGATCGATCTTTCAAAGCAAAGAAGCGGAAAGATGCCGCTAAAGCTAAAAAGGCACCTTAATGGCTACAAATGACGTTAAATTTAAAATTACAGCCGAGGGAAATCTATCGGAGGTACATAAACAAGCCAGAGGTATAAACAAAGAACTGACGGAGATTAACAAAAAATCTAACCGTCTGTCGTCAAGTCGCCTAGACTCTCAAATCGGCGGGGGTACTTTTGGTGGCGGAAGTGGTGGTGGCCGAGGAGGCAAAGGACTAGGTCGAGGAACTACTGGTACAACCCCTAACGGTAATACCAGGGACTTCGCACGTCAAGCGCAAGGGCTAGGAGGTTTAGTACACCTATACGCCACATTTGCTGCTAACATATTCGCTGTAAGCACAGCGTTCAACGCGCTAAGAGAAGCTATGAACATTACCAATATGTTCAAGAGCATGAATACTCTTACCGAAACCACTGGTGTAAATATCAGATCTCTAGCTGGAGATATGGTAAAACTAACAGACGCATCTATCGCTCTGCCTGACGCAGCTAAGTTTGCTGCTATGGGATCTGCTGCCGGACTTTCCGCTATGCAGATGAAAGAGCTAGCTGTTGGTGCTAAATCAGTATCTATCGCGCTTGGTAGAGACATTAATGACTCTATGAGTCGTCTAGTACGCGGTGTCACAAAGCTGGAACCGGAACTATTGGACGAACTAGGTATTATTACTAAAGCTACTGACGCATACAAGAAGTACGGCGAGGAGCATAAAGTATCTGCTGCCAACCTGTCTTCTTTCCAAAAACAGGCAGCTTATAGCGCTGCTGTTCTAGACGAGCTTCGTACTAAGTGGGGAGCTCTTGCCGATCAAGATATCAGCAATCCATTTAGCCAACTTACCGCATCACTGCAAATGGCTATGCAGGATATTCTAGAGTTCGTTAACGTACTAGCAGGTCCTCTAGCTAAGGCACTAGCAGATACACCGGGTGCCATCATTACACTTCTAGGTGGTATAACAGCAGGCCTATTCAATAAAGCTATCCCTATAATGGAGAACTTTAAGAAGAAGGCACAGCAAGAGGCTGCCCTTGCAGCCGAAGCAGCGGTAGCCAGCGTAACAAAGGAAACTAAGGCTATCGAGCGAGAAATGGCTCGACAAACCGCTGTGTATGAAGAAGCAGCTGCTGCACGTAAGTTAATTATCGCCGAACAGGAAGCAGCTCAGCTGGCAGCACTAAAGCTACAAGCAGAAGCTCTAAAGGAATTAGCGCCAGGCAAGGCCCCTAAATACGTAAGCAAGATACTAGATGCAAAGACACTGGGTGAGCTAAAGGATGATGCTAGCCTACTTAGAACAGTAGACGGTCTTGAAAAGAAGATCAAGGTTACTAACACTGAAAGACTAGAGATTGCTAAGAGCATGAATTCTATTCTTCATCAAGAGATTGTAGTAACTGATCAGCTGGCTGCAGCTAATGCGTCTATGAAAGCTATTGACGACAAACGCGTAGCTCAACAGGAACGGCTAAATCTGCTAGAGAAGGAGTCTCTAAATAACGCCTATAGAAAACTAGCAGTAACTAGGGCTGAAGCAGCTAGCACCGCCGCAAAGGCTGGTGAGCAACTGGCTAGAGGAAGACTTGGAGCAGGACTAGCAGGGCTATCCGAAAGCTACAATGCTGTTCGTGCGGCTCAATCCGCTGTGGGTGGAAAAACAAACCCGCTAACCAAAGGGCTACTAAACCTTAACGCAGCAGCTGCTAACTCTAGCAAAACACTATACCGCCTAGCAGGTACTATGGCTGGTGGTGTAGCTAATGGTCTCAACGCCATGTCTGCCGGTATGGTAACAGCCAAAGGGGCCGCAACTGGACTAGCTACCGGACTTACAGCTATAATGTCCCACCCACTATTCCTAATCGGGTCCACTGTTCTGATGATATTCGGGCAGGACATGCTACGGTTTGTTGGATTAGTGTCTGAAGCTTCTAAGAAGGCAGAAGAGCTTAATGAGTCAGCAGGTAAGAGTGCAAAGGATATCGCCGCTCAGTCAGCTTCTCTAGAGAATAGACTGGCCGGTATCGAAAAGTCCACTTCTAGCGAGGCAGTCAGACAGGCTGCTAGACTAGACGCTATTGCTAAATCAGCACTAGCTGCTAACAACAGACTTAAAGAGCAACAGGATCAACTAGCTCAAGGCATCGGAGAGATTGCTAAACAGTACCAGATCTCTGGCGATACTGTACTGGTAACCTCTAAGAATGTATATGATGCAGCTGGAGAGTTCCAGCGAGCTGAGAAAGCATACGCAGACGCAGTTAACAAGAACGCTGCTAGTCGATCAGCCGCAGATAACCTAGTGGCTACAGTGGAAGCTCAACAAGCATCACTACGCGGCTTCCAAGATCTAGCTAAGGTGGTAGAGAACGAAAGCCCAGCAGCTTTCGCCAAGTTCCTGTCCTCGATTGAAATGACCAAGGACGAGTTCTTTGGCATGAAGCTATCTACTGATAAGACCACTTCTAGTCTAGCAGCCAACGCTCAACGACTATCTGGTTGGTCCGCTGCGCTAGCAGATGCAACTAGCCGAAGTGTAGAGTTCAACGCTACACAGGGTAAAGCAGAGTCTATTAGCAAAGCACTAACTGCATCCATTACTCGAGATAAGCAGCGATACGCTGATATCTCCAACAGTATCATGAAGCTAGGTGAGTTCTCTGGAGTAACCAAGAACGAACTAGTAGACTTGGTATACGATATGAGTATCCTAGGGGATGCGTCAGCGGAAGCTGCAAACAGAACAGGCGAGCAACAGCGCGCTTATGAGTCTCTATCCGGTAAGACTACCGAACTACGTGGTGTTCTTATGGCCATGCAGGAAGCTGGTGTTGGAGCTAACCTAGGCGTTGCAGAGGTACTAGCCGAACTAGCTAAAGAAGGTGGTGGCGATATAGATACCATCATAACTAAGCTAAAAGCGCTATCTGAGGCTATGCCGAAGTTCTTCGAGAAAGTTGCCCCAACAAAGGGTACCTCTCCGGTAGAGAAGCTAAATAAGGAGCTATCTGGACTAAAGGAGCAACTAGACATTCTAGATAAGCGACGTGAGGCTAAGGTATCTCTAGGTATCTCATCTGCGGATGAACTTACATCCAGATTCGAGCTGCTGAAGAAAATCTCCGATGTGGAATATCGTAAAGACGTTCAGGAGAAAGATGCTGCCGCGGTTGCTAAGCGGGACATGCGTGATCTAAATGATCTACTATCATACCGACTAGGTCTACTAGAGGATAGCAACAAAGTTCGTGATGCACAGCTTGCGATAGAACAGCGCAGCATTGGGTACGCTAAAGAAGACTTAGCACTTAGATCCGGTATGGGAGACCTAGCCGCAGCTGAACAGCTAAAGTCTCTTGAAAGACAAGTTAAGCTAAATGACGATCTACGGGATATCAACGACGAGATACTAAGACAGGAGACCATCCTTAGCACCCTGAGAGAAAAGGGTCAACTAACACCCAAGGCTGAAGCAGAGGCTAACAGTACCATAGAGCGCCTACGTGCTCAAACTGAAGAGGTTACCAAGATTGCTAACCTTAGTGCCAAGGTGGAAGACAGCGCAGAAAGACTGGCTAAGAAAGCGGCCTTTAACAATAACGTATTTAAGTTGACACAGGGTATATTTGAGCAACTGGCTGCAGACGCAGACACAACCGGAAAAACACTAGCAGTCGCTGCCAGTGAGTTCGTAGCTTCTGGAATCGAGGCGACAGTGTACTCAATGGCAGAAGATCTACAGAGAGCTAGCACCAACCTAGCTACAGCTACTACGGACGGTGATCGATTTGCAGCAGCCGTAGAGCTGGCTGCTATTCGAGGAGACCTACTAGCTCAGAACATCAATAATGCTAGACAGGCCTTCGACGCCCTGCGTGAACATCTAGTGAAAGACTCTGTCGCCCTACGATCTGCAGAGGACTTCGGCGTGGGAATGGCTGTAGCATTTGGCGATAAGTTTGACGAGGTATTTAACTCTCACTCCTATGTTGCTGCAGCGGTGGATGCAATCTTCGATACAATCAACACAGGTGTAGATACTCTTATTGGCATTCTTAGAAATGGTAAGGGAGACATTCGCGATATCTTTGAAAACATGGGTAAGGTTATCCGAGACGCTCTATATGAGCAACTAGCTTTTGGTCTGAAGAAGGCAATCACAGAAGCTATATTCGGAGTACCTAAGGATACTAACGATATCCTTCGCGAAGCTGTAGAGAACCAAACTACTGCAACTATTGACAGCGTAATAGCACAGCGTGAAATACATGAGGAGTACAAGTCTACCACAGATCGACTAATAGACGCTCTAGACCGTAATACTAATAAGGACCTGATGGGTCCACCGGTACCAAGCACTATAGAGAGTCTATCCGATAGAGAAATGACTCGTATGGTAGAAGACCAACTGGCAGCAGCTGAGGGTACTACTACCGCGGTTGACGATGTCCGCGAAGCTAGCTACAGCAATACCAAGTCTATAATTACTGCTCTGGCTAAGAACAACAGTGCAGCTAAGACAGGTATTGATATGGTAGATCGTGGTATTGGAATGTACCAGCAGTTCAAGAACTTTGCTGATATCATAAGCAAAGGTGTCGCATTTACTGGCGAGGCCATAACATACGTTGGGGAACTATTTAACAATAGCTCCATGGCCGAATACGGTATTGGTATGCAGTACTCTGGAGGTTACCAAGGAGATCCGAGCCTGCTTATGGGCGATGTATCAAACTCTAATTCAGGTATCTCCGGTGGTATGACACTAGCGCAAGCTGGCGGAGCATTTGCAGGCTACTATCTGGGGTCTAAACTAGGTAAGAATGAATACACCAGCACAACCGCCGGCGCTGCTGGTTCTGTAGCAGGTGTCGGCGCAGCCACACTAGCTATGGGTGGAACCAGTGCAGCTGCTATGGAATCGATGGCTGCGTTTGGTCCGTGGGCTGCTTTTGCAGCAGCACTTGTTCTAGCATACTACGATATGAAAGACAAGCCACGCATGAGCTTCTTTGCCACTCACAATCCAGATCCTGGTGTATTTGAGGACGACTCTTTCACTCAATCCAGGTTTGGCGTGAATATGGGACTTAACGACTTCCGTACTCAGAAGACAGATGGTGTGGCTATTAACAGAGCCGTTGGACGAACCACTCTTGGCATTCAAGATATGCTGATATCCGCTCTAGGTATTAATGAGAGCGAGTATGCACAGATCAATGCTAACCTACGTACAGAGAAAGTAGAGCGAAACATTCACGACAAGCGTGATGCGGTTGTAACCATAAATGACTGGATCAAAAATACTACAGCTAGTGTTATTGATGCGTTGGCTAGTCCAGAAGTTAGCAAAGTGATATCTACCCGCACCAACGAGATAATTGGATACACCTCTGAGGACTATCAGATTGGCGACAGCAGCCTAACTGGTACTAGACATGACCCTATATACGGACAGGCTGAAGGTCGTAGATCCATTTGGGGTAACGCAATTCGTGGTGTTAGTGGTGAAGAGCTAGGTCCTATCATGGAGATGACAGACAGAGTTGTACAGATGTTTGCAATCTGGGAACGACTACCGGACGTACGTGAGAAGCTGGGTATAACTGAAGAGTTCCGTCAGGCTATGTTTGACACAGTAGACGGTAATCTAAACTTCCTGCGCGACTCCGAATTTGTGACTACTATTAGTGAACAGCTACGCAGAACCTCCGAAGATTTCATTACATTCACAGAAAACGTAACAGAAGCGTTCCAGAAGACTACACAGTTCGCGGTTATGCTTGGTCAGGAAACCACCACAGCGTTCTCTACTGAAGAAACCCGATTCTCACTAATTGAAGCAGCTGGTGGCCTAGATGCCTTCAACGAGAAGCTACAGTTCTTCGCCGACAATCTAATCCCTGAGGCCGAAAAACTTCGTGCCAACTACATCGGGACCCGACTACAGCTAGATCAGAGTGTGCCTGTAGAGGCGCTGTCTAACGCTTTGGGATTAACCCCTGAAGTTATAAGATCTATGGGTAGCACTTCGGATGGTTTCTATAGACTTATCCAAGGTCTAGACGACACTAACGATTCTGGCGGTTCTCTGCGTGCACAGATGCTAAACCTAGGTCCATCCTTTGTGGCAGCCAAGGAAGCTTCGGAAGCTTTCTTCAAGCAACTGACCGGATTGGATGCCAACTCATTCTCAGGATCTCTGATGAATGCAGCCACCATGGACGACCGCTCTATGCTTCAAAGCACAGGCGGTAGACAGATTGGTCAGGTACTTGTAGATGATATAATGAACGGTATGTTCGACGCTCTAGTGGCTCAACCTATCGGACAGATGATAGCGGATAACATTATCACTCCTATACTAGACTCTACTATGGGATTCAATAATGATTTAGCCGATCTAGACTTTACAGAAGTTGAAAACAAGATAAATGCGTTTACAGCCGTTATGGAAAACCCTCAATTCATCGAGGCGATGTCCACTCTGGCAGCTAATGTGAATAAAGCTGGTCGCCTAATGAGACAGGCTTACCTACAGTTCAATAAGGACTTTACAACCAGCGTAATGGAGCTTTTAACCACTACCGATACAGACTTCGATATGTCTGCTGTATCCGAGGGTATTACAGATATAGTATACTCACTGGATACGCTAGATCCAAGCAATATTGCTTCTGCAATGAAGTCGTACTTCGAAGATCCCGCAGCATTCCTAGAAGATTCTGGATTCGCAACCTTCGGTGACTACTTCTCGGATCAGATTAATCAGTCCCTTATGGAACGACTGGTTCTTGATCCTGTCACCAACATGATCTCCGAGGCTATCAGTAGCCAGCTGACCACTACTCTGCTAACCGGAGCTGCTTCCGCGGCCGGTGGTATGGCCGCCCCTATTGCAGCAGGTGGTGCAGTGGCAGGTGTATCTGGCGGTACAGCACTAGCACAGGCCGGTAGCGATGCAGTAACTAGCTTTCTAGGTCAAGCATCCGTTGATATCAGCAACTGGATTAATGGTATTAAGCTTGTATTTAACGATCCAGCATTTAAAGAGTTCATGTCGGTTGATGTGCCAAAGTTTGTTAACAGCGCCACTTCTGGACTGTCTGGGTTCTTCCCATCTAAGGCAAAGACTCCTGTGCGTAGTTCTGGTGGAAGTAGTTCCAGCTCTAGTGGTAGCAGCTCTGCCCGCAGCTCTGCGGAAGATAACTACGCTAAGATGCTTGAGCTACTTAGCGATCTACGAGATATTAACCAGAGTATTCTGGAGAAGTACGATATCCGCAGTCAGAACGTTATCTCTGGGGCGTACAGTGACTATGCTGGTAAGTATCAAGAGGCGGCGGACGCAGCAGCGGCAGCTAACCCTCTATATCTACAAGTAACTCAGCAGCGTCAGTACTATGAGAGACGAATACAAGAACTACAAGATTCTATTGATCTACAGAGTGCAAATAGAGCACAAAACCTAGCCGATGCTAGACAGTATGGTGACCAGGGTTGGAGATATAGTAATGATGCTTGGTACGCACGTATTCTTTCCTATTATCAGCAAGGCCTGAACTCATTTCAACAACAGCTAGACATGTCGTACGCTCAGTACGGAGAGCTACAAGATCCTATGCAGGTTCTTGCGCAGTTCAACGAATCGCTGGAGCGTATGCGAGTAGCTACTCTGCAGGAAGCTAAGAAGGATCTAGATATCCGTAGGGACCAGCAGCGTGGCATTGAAGAGACAGCTATAGTTAGAGAGACAGTTGATAAGACCAATCTAGCTATCGCAGAAATATACCGTCAGTACGGTACAGAAATCAATGCGATGCTAACTGGTGGTGCAACTATGACCACTCAGTGGTTCTTAGATAACTTCCAAATGGTTGAAAGTGTTATAGCTAACGCCGATTTCACCACCTTAACTCAATCTCAAGCTGAAGCACTATCCGCACTAGCGGATGCACAGTACGAACTTGTAGATGGAGAAAAGCAGATGTTCGAGCTACGTCTAGACAAGACTAAAGAGCTAGAGGATCTGTGGAACAACCTAAATAAGGGTGTATATTCCGTTGAAGAGCAGATGGGTAACATCTACCAGCAACTTGGTGATGGCGGGGCTTATCTACAGGGACTATACAAGGCCTCACTAGATGAAGCTAAGGATAGACTAGCACTAGCTCAACAGCTAGGTGACTCCAATAACATCCTATCTGCAGCTGAGGATGTGCAGGGTGCTCTAGAAACCTACTATTCTGCGCAAGTAGAGCAGATGCAGGCCAATCTAGACTTTGCATTGTCTGTAACTGATTATCTAAACAATCTTCAGTTCTCTGACAACTCCATTCTATCTAAAGAAGATCAGCTAGCTGCGGCTAACCAGCAGTTTGCCGACTACGCGGCCATTCTTGCAGATGCAGGATCTTATACCGCGGAAGAAGTTTCTACAGCTCAGGATGCAATTCTAGGGTCTGCGGATACGCTTCTACAACTAGGTCGCGAGGGCTATGCGTCCGGACAGGGTTACACTGATATCTACAATGCAGTTACAAGTACTCTAGAGTCTCTAGGTATTCAAGGATCTGCAATTGATATTCAGCAACAGATTGATACAGCTAGAAACGAGATTCTAAATGAACAGCTACTAGAGCTTACTGCTATTCGTGACGTGCTTGATGCACAACGAGCAGCAGTGGGAGATGATTTAATCACCTCCGCTATGCAGCTGTCTGACTCCGTTACTACGCTAACAGATCTAGGATTCTGGAGTTCTGTAGCAGAAAGCTTCTCTAGCTCCCTATCGGTTGTTGTGCAGCAGGCTATCGCTAGTGGTAACTATGCACCTATCGAAGGAAGCTATGATGTAGGTACTTCGTATGTGCCTAAGGATATGATCGCTAAGATTCACAAAGGTGAGCGTATTCTTACAGCCGCTGAGAACGCCGAACTAATGGACTCTCTATCTAACCCAGGTGATAGCTCAATCGTGCTAGCAGCCGAAGTTAGACGTCTGAGAGAAGAAGTTAGCCAGCTACGTCGAGAGGCTACTGATAATTCTAGAATGATTGCCGGTACAGTTGCTAACAGCAGTATGGAGTCTACTAACCGTATTGTCAAGAGTAACGAAGATACTTCCGAAAGAAGCGCTCAACGTGTTGAGCAAGCGGGTAAAGTTAACAGGATCGTATAATGACCGATCAGCAGTACCAGAACTGGCTGCTGAGTGAATATGCCCATAGAGTGTTACTGGTAGAGCTGGAGTATTACGATGTGGTCTCCACCTCTACCAAGACTCTATACTTCTCAAGTTTAGAGTATACAACAGGATCCTCCTACACTGACGGCTCATACGTCAGTGGAGGAGGTACTCCTAATAACACTTGGTACCGCCCTGCGGTTATAGGCGGATTTGACTTCGCTCAGTCACTAGATATATTTAAGGGTAGCTTCTCATTCAACTGGGGTAGTATTAACATTGACAATGCAGAAGGCGTACTCGATTATTTAATTCGTGATGGTTCTAACTATCACATATTCCGCAACCAGATAGTGCGCCTATACTTGGGCGACAGCACTTGGGAGCGACCAGATTTTAGACAAATTTTCTTTGGTATCGTAGACGATATTTCTGTGTACGATGCCAACACACTAACAGTAAGATTTAAGGACCGACTACAGCTATTTAACCAGCCTATAAACGTTACTGCCACAGGAGCGGTCAGAACGCTCGATGAACTGTACAAGGATCGTCACTCGGGCACTCCTATGCCCAGTGGAAACTCTAGGTACCAAGAACGTGATAAACCTCTACCAGTATGTTTCGGAGATTGCTTTAATATATCCCCACTAAACGTAGACTGGGTATACGCTGATGATACAGTATCGGGTAACTATTTCATGATCCACGACGGACAGATTGCTGAGGTCGTCGCCGTACGAGATAATGGCATAACACTCCCACCAGCATCCTACGACGTTTTCTTAAGTGAGGGCGTTATTAGGATCACGGCACCTGCGTATGGTAATATAACTTGCGACGTCCGCGGCGCAGAGATATACGAAGCAAACACCTTTACAGTAACTGGTGCAACGGCTTCCATATCCACAGCTACTAGTACATACGTATATGTATCTGACCTTCCAAATTTATTATTGAATCTCCTAACTAACTATGGTATAATTCAAAATAGGCTGGGCGTAACGGATTTCGATCTAGCTACTTTATATACGTACTTAGTAAGTACGGCCGTTTCAGATGGAACTGGAAATGCTAACCTAGTAGAAGTATGCTATTATGGGTCTAGCTCAGATAACATAATCAACATAGTTAACACCCTATCTGAGTCACTATCTACCGAACTTATCATCACGGACGACTCTAAGTTCTCCTTACTGCTGATAGGTTTACCTGAGGACGGCACTGCAACCTTTACGCTAGATGTCTCCGACATTATAGATAAGGAGTTTAAGGTAAAAGGAATTGAGTCTCCAAGCGTTAACAATGTAACCATAGGTTACGCTAGAAACTTTACTCCGGCCAACGAACTAGCTTTCATGGTCCCAGGCCCGCAGAAAGAGATTCTACAAAGAGAGTTTAACGAACTGACCGGAGAGCCAGATACCCCGGTCGATACCAACTACAATCTACCAGACTCACCGTCCACTCCGGAAGGTACCAGTCTGATCGAATTAACTAGAGCCGCTGAAGAAGCCTCTAGGCGAGCTAATAGACTATGTCGACGCTCCATGCTATTATCTATAGGTACTACTCCGGTAGTATGGTCCCTAAAGCTAGGAGACTGTATATACCTTGCATACCCCAGATATGATTTCGATGCAGGTGTTAAGGCTATAGTAATTGGCAAGTACCAGAACGTAACTAAAGGTACGTTTACTCTGGATCTACTAGTATGACAACAAAGAATGCTCGAACTGCCGCTATGCAGGCAGACAATGTTACTGAGTATGCAGTTCCTGGTTCTTCTGATTACCTACTGAAGGCCGGTGATACCATGTCAGGTACACTGACCTTTAGTTCCGGTGATATCAACCTAGGGTCTGGTACTCTATATGCTAATGCAGTATCTGTGACATCAGCAACTGCATCCACTATTACAGCTAGCAGTCTGGCTACCTTTAGTGGGGGGTCTGTATTCAATAAGGCTACTGAAACTTCGGTAGCACAGTACGCCGCAGAATTTAAAACCAGTTCAGGCACTACTAATGCCGGACGAGTACTATTTGGGCAGGGGGCCACATACGGACTAGCAGTGGCCCTTAACTCCACTGGTAGTACGTCTGCAACATGCCACCTACAGTGGATACAGAGAAGTGACGGGGCCCTGCAGTCCACCCCACTGAAACTATCCTATAATGGTGATGCTCAGTTCGGGAATAACGTTGGTGTTGGTGTAACACCGTCCAACTGGGGTACCGGGGGTATACAGCTATACGGGCTAGACATTAGTACTGTGGGATCTCTGATCGGTTCAACTAGCTGGGGAGCTCTTGGTGGAAACCTATATTATAACGGCACTAACTGGAAGTTTAAAACATCTGGGTACGCTTCACTGATAACTACCAGTCCGGGTAGCATGGCATTTTACACGTCTACCACATCTGGGGCGGCTGATGATAATATTTCTCTTGTTAATCACCTTACTATTGATTATACGGGAGATATTGTAGCCAGAACTGGTCGCATCGGGTATGGGTCTGGTACAGGAGGTACAGTAACGCAGACTACTAGCAAGTCCACTGCGGTAACTTTAGACAAGCCGTCCGGACACATAACTATGCATGCAGCCAGCTTGGCTGCAGGAAGTACTGTACTATTTACGTTCAATAATAGTTATATATCCAGTGCTGGAGATATATTGTTAGTCAGTCTGAACGCTAGTGGCATAGCCAACACAGGTTACTACAATGTCTGGTGCTCAAATGGAGCGGGAGCGGCCGTAATAGCTCTCAAAAACGTACATAGCTCTGCATTGGCCGAAGCAGTAACCATACGATTTATGGTTGTGAAAGGAAGTATTGCATAATGTCTAATTTAAGATTCGTAGTGGATAATTTGGCTAAGGACGCCTTCGTATCGGTTATAACTGGTACAGAAGTAGCGGCTCTTCCTGCATCAAATATCACTAATTACAATAAGGGTAGGTACAGTCGATCTTACCCAACTGCTAATACAGTTAAACTACGACTGACACTAGGCACCGATACAGCGATCTCAGCGGTCATACTTGGTCCATCAAACTTAACCGCTACCTCCTCAGTTACTTACGAGTTGCTAGACTCCGGTGGTACAGTAATGGCAACTATAGCTAAGACGGAAGTCGCGCCGATAGTACCATTCGGTACACTGGTATGGGGTGTGGACCCACTAGGTTCTATATTCACCAATAAGTTTGCTATACCGGGGTGGTTTGACCAAGCGTATGAATCTGTGTATTATATCGATATAACTATTACAGACCCTACCCTTACTGAGATAAATCTATCTTATGTTTATGCGGGGGTGTACATCGAACCAGCTAGGGACGCAAGTAAAGGCCTAACTCTAACGTTTGCTGATACTAATACTACGTATAGAACGGAAGATGGAAGTCTGCGAACCACAGCAGGTGTCTCATTTAGAAAATTCTCGTTTGATATGAGCTTGATGGACGAGGGTGATCGGCTTATGTTGCTACGCTTCATTAATAAGAAGCTACCCATTGTTCTATCACTATTCCAAGTGGACGCATCCTCTCCACTAACAACTACATTCCAAGAGGTCGATTATACAGCAGTAGTAAAGAGCACCAATGCTTTTGAAGCTAGTACATCGTATCTTGGGTACTACAACAGCTCCCTGACCTTTGAGGAAATCTAATGACAGTATTTGCTAGCTTTTATAGTGGTCAGGTTGACTACATCGCAAAACTAAACCTGATGGTAGCAGAAATGAATACCATCAGTTCGAGTTTTGCTACTTATACGGATCTAGCCACAGCGTCGGCGGCCGCTGCCGCTGTGTCAGAGACCAATGCAGCTTCATCAGCTGCTGCGGCTGCAACCTCCGAATCTAATGCCTCTGACTCGGAGACTCTCGCAAGTCAGTGGGCAGCTCATACACCGGGTGTGTACGTTCCAGGAACTACCGAGTACTCTGCTAAGCACTATGCGCTACAGGGTCAGAATATTACCTACCGTGGTGTATGGAACAGCACATCGTACCCTGTTAGCCCTATAGCTGGGGATAGATGGGTTATTTCACCTAATGACGTAACTATTAGTGGTACTCCATATGTAGCTGGTGATTCTATTATTTATAATGGATCCACTTGGGAAGTGATCCCCGATCTAGCTACAGATATACCTGCATTAGTAGCGGACTCCGTCCTTACAAACGACGGAACACAGATGAGCTGGGTAACAGCCCTTAGTGACTTCTCATTTGTGAACGCGGCACTATCTGGTAGTACAAAATTAGTAGGTTCCGGCGCAGGTAACGCAAACATTGCACTAATTAGCATCTACGAGTCTGATGGCACAACTCTTCAAGGCTCTATCGGTAAGAAAACTGGGACCGACTCCAGACTATACATTACCAATGCTATAGGTGAGGTACACACTTCCGAGAACGGTGCAGGGTCTGGTAGGGTGTGGACCTCCGCCAACCACGGGTCGGGCAGCGGTTTAAATGCCGATCTGCTGGACTCGTTACAGGCTACCTCGTTTGTACGTACGGATGCGGACTCTGCTATTCAGGGTAGTTATAAACTTACGTTCAGTACTAACCACAGACAAGTCATGGAGCTGTGGAGTAATACTTACGGTATTGGTACACAAGCAAACACCTTCTATAATAGAACTCCTAGTGCATTTGCATGGTATAAGGGTGGAACCCATAATAGCGCTGCTGCAAATTCCGGTGGTGGCACTACCCTGATGTTCTTATCCGATACAGGTGCTCTTACCGTAAATGCTCTAACCACCACATATATAGGTGGCATCACCGATACTGGTCTAGTAACCAATCTTAATGCAGATCGTTTGGATGGGTACCACGTAGGTACTACAGGTTCTAGCTACATACCATACGTCAATGGGAACGGTGAGTGCTTAATCAACACTACCGATCAAGGAGCGTACAGTCTGCAGGTTGGTGGTGGTATGTACGCTGATGTAGCAACGTTTGGTAGCCTTAATGTCGCAGGCCTTAATGTTCAGGGCATTAGTGTTGTAACTAGAACTGCCGCTGCGACTGTAGCCGCAGGAACACACAACTTGGTCACTGTAGCATCTAACCAGACCCTACCAGTAGCCCCAAGTAATGGTGATACATGCTTCTTTACCAACAAGACTGGTTCTACATTCACTATTCTTCGCAACAGTAGCCTGATTATGGGGCTTTCGGAGGATCTATCATTTAATGATGTGAATGTGGTCACAATCGGGTTAAGATATATCGGAGGAACAGTAGGATGGGCTCTCCTATAAAACAATTTATACATGACATACTATACTCTAAAGAGAACAAGCAGTATAGCTCTTCTAAGTTCTGGTTCACTATCTGCAACGCTGCAGTAGTAACTGTTTATGTTATGTATGCTTTATCCGTGGTATCCACTGTGCCAGTGCCAGTGGATATTGACGGACTACTGTGGATGACAACTATTGTTATAGGGGCACTGACAGGCAACAAGCTTGGTGACTTAGTTATCAAGAAAAAGTACGGAGGTACACAGGATGTTTTGGATCAAGGCAATCCGCCTGCTGACAAGTAAATACGCAATATACATTGGTGGGGGGTTAGTAGCTCTTCTATACGTGTTCTACCTAGGATTTATCTCTAGGCAGCACACTATCGAAGACCTAGAATTTAAGTACCAAGTAGCGGTTGGCCAAATTGAAATGTTAAACGCTCAAGTTACGTTCTCCCAAGACTTAGCGGATAGGTTTACTACTATCGACAATACATTGTCTAATCAGATAGTAGAACTAGGTAAGGTACGAGGATCCATACGTAACATTAAACCGACTACTATCATCAATAACCCGGATACAGGCAGTCAAGACTGTGTTCCAAGCAAGGAGTTCTCAGAGAGATGGAACGAAATTGGATCGCAGCATTAATACTAGTACTCCTAGCTGGGTGTCACCATAATGTAAAGCCGAACGAGGCCTTTGAAGTACATATACCTAAAGAAAGTACAATGCAGCCATGTGAGCCTCCTCGTACAGATTACGTCTTTACTAGCTTTTACGATGTACTGGAAGCTAGAGTTGACGATCAAGTGATTTTTATAAAGTGTAGCTCCAGAGTTGAGGAACTGCAGAGTATTATACAAGGGTTGAATAATGGCAAGATCATTAGACTTACTACACCCCAAAGTGAAAGAAGCGGCACTGAAACTGCAGGCTCTGGCAGCGAGTCAGGGAATACGGATAATCTTCACGCAGACAATGCGGACGGAAGATGAGCAGCGTGCCTTCTACGCCCAGGGGCGAAAACCTCTACCTATCGTTAATAATCTACGTAAGGTAGCTGGACTAGCACCGATTACAGAGCGCGAAAATAAGCGCATCATTACAAAAGCCAGAACTGTATTTAATAGTTTTCATGGGTATGGACTCGCGTTTGATATAGCAGTCACCGACCCATCTGGTAAGAAGATAGAATGGGATGTTGAGCGAACTGATTGGAACAATGACGGGGCTAGCGACTGGGTCCAGGTAGGCAGACTATCTGAACAGATCCCGGGTCTTGAGTGGGGTGGTAATTGGAGCAGCATGCCCGACGCTCCTCACTTTCAAATGAGATTTGGCCTTACACTAGCAGATCTAAGAGCCGGGCAAACACCTAGCGTAGCCTAAGGACTATTATGCCGGATCCATCACTACTATCTACGCTGTCACTTTTTGACTCTGCTATAGTACCCGGCTTACTAGGTCTTGTGCTTGGTGGTAGGTACCTATACAGAAGATTCGTTAAGGACGGTGTAGAGACCGTAAAAGACAGAGCCGAAGTAGATATAATCGCTGTCTACAAGGAAGAGCTTGAATCGTTACGCGAGAGAAACAAAATACTTGAGACTGAACGTATTCAGGCACTGGAATCTGCTGTAAAATTAACCGAGGACCTTACCGCTATTAAAAACAGGGTCCTTTCTTTGCAAGAGGAGCTACAAGTGGTTAGAACTCAACTGATAAATCAAAGCAGAATGATGGAAAAACTACTTCAGGAAAACAAGGCACTACTAGGAGAACTACATGGAGCCCGAGAAGACTGAATCTTCAGACACTAGAGGCATCATAGGCGTGCTAACCGATATTAATCTACTAGCCTCTAAAACAGAGGTTAAGATTGATAATCTCAACGAGCGACTAGTTAATCATATGTACGAAGAGGAGCGAAACAAGGACGCAGTATTATCCGGATTTCCAGGCAAGAACCCGTCCGACCATATCTATATACATGATAAACTAGACAGCTTCCTACGGTGGCAGATAGCCATTAATGCGGTACTGAGCATCTCAGTAATCATACTAGCCATAGCAGTAGTAATACTATTTATGGTGTAAATAAAAAAACCCACACTATTTGCATAGTGTGGGTTTTTTGTTATCTAATAGGACATACGCCGTTAGCACAGCCGTCGTCCTGCAGCTCCTCTGTGGAGTTAGCTGCGTCGATATCTACATCCAGAAGCTTAGAAGCATACTGCTCCCACACTTCTTTTGTAACAACTTCTTGCGGGAGGTATGGATACCCCAGATCCGCTGCAGTCTTAGTTGGGTCGTTGCGGAACAAGAACGATACCGCAACGTAGTTATCCCAATTCTGGTCTAGCCAGTTAACAATCGCTTCAGTCTCTGAAGGATCGTATGAGATAGTACAAGATACGTTCTGATCACAGTACGAGTCCATAAGCATCTTGTAACGCTCGAGCTGACTTACAGCAGATTCTACGTTAACTCGCTTACCATCTACTTTAGTGAATCTAGTATGCTTATTGTGTACTGGGAAGGTTACAAGAGCAGCTGTACTATCGTATGGGTGGTTAAACACATTATAGTTAGCAGCGCGCAGTAGGTCTAAAAGTGGGTCGTGTACAGAGAATGCGACGTTATTGAAAATGTATTCTCCAAGCGGAGCGTGCATTCCCTCGCCCTCGACATCATAACACTTAGACTGAGTACCCTCCGGCTTAATGGAAGTGATGTTCTTTGGATACGGCAATTTCAGCTCTCTAGCCATACTGTATGCACCGTCAGTAGCAGCACGATTCAATCTACGATACTCGAACGGGTTCATATCCGGACGTCCGGTAACACCCATAATGGAAACACCACATAGACGCAGATGCTCGTTGTTTAGATGCCACGCTTCCTGTAGAACACCGTCACGTAGGTCAACCACTGTTTGACGGTAGTTAGCACGAGCTGCCAGGTTAGCCGCTTTGAACATACCAATAGCATCGTTACGGAACTTGCTTACAGGTATGCTGACTAGGTTACAGAATCCCTTATTAGGCAGAAGAATCTCAGCACATGGGTTAAGACCTACAGCCCATGGAGCTCGCTTACGCATAGCTTCACCGTTGATAATACCCGGCTCACCATTACCACCCTCATTAATTCGTTCGAATAGTTCAGCTAGAGCGGTTTTAGTTGGTTTACTCCAGAACACAACTGAGTTGTTACTCTGTGATCGGTGTGTAGTTTCGGACCCTTCGTCCCAGATACCAACTTTAGCATCCATAAACTCCTCAATCATCAGATTGGTAGAATCTAGAATGCAGATCTCAGCAGAACGACGTGTTGATAGGATAGTACCCATTAGAGTAATGATATCCATGATGTCAACTTCGTTCAGGAGAGAGTCCGCCTTAGCATTAAGAATCTTGAAGATTTTCTCATACGCGGCGGCGATACCCTTATCACCTTGGGAAATCCAACCGTAGTTCTTAAGCCGAACACCAGCCTTACGGATGTTGCTGCAGTCAATAACCAACTTCTTAGCTGGATAGTTACCAGCAATTAACTTACCAGCAGACTTAGCCCAAGCTTCAGCGGAATCACCAATAACGATGGTCCAAGTCTTAGTATCCGGATCCCAGAGCTCCTGGTTTTGTTCCGGTCCCTTATCAGTAGTGTTCTTACTACGAATAATCTCCAGTTCAGGAATGACTCTACGGAATCCAGTCAATGTACCAGCTACAGGTCGGAAACCTACGCCACAACCTTGTAGTAGTAGCCAGAATACGTCCACGACGTCATATACAGTTTCAACGTTGGCGAAGGCACAGTTGAACTGGCTTGCTTCACGATTCTTGGCTACCCAAGTACCCCCAAGCCATGCGGTACGTCCACTAACGGCTAGTTTCTTCTCTAGTAGAAGTCTACGTAACTCATTTAGCTCTGCCCACTGCTCTTCGTTCAAGAATACCCACTCAAGCGTCATATCCTCGGTAATATCCCGAAGTGGTACGTCGGGCATTGTATTATGTGTAAGAGCGCGCTCCCACAGCCAGCGTTGATGATCAATAATACGATCTACAGTCTGCGCCCATGTTTCAAAGACTGTGCCTTCCTCATTTAGAGGACGGTTATAGGTTCTACGTGTGATAATCTTAGCACGCGCACTTAAATTCATTATTGCTTACCAGAGCTGCCAAAGCCAGCTTCTTGGCGACTTGTATCGCCTAGGTCATCCTTACTTTTAACAATAGTCATTTCACCGTCGTAGATACTGACGATAACCAGCTGTACAAACCGCTCACAAAATTCTATATTCATTGGGTTGGCTGTACTATTAAATACAGCTGCTTTAATTTCACCCCTGTAATTGGAGTCAATAACACCTACGGTGTTCTCCAGCTTAATTTTTGTGGTGATGGCACTGGATCTGGGTACCAGTGCACCGGCAAAACCTCTAGGGATGGCCGCGTATACACCGGTACCGATCACCTTTGTCTCCCCCGGTTGAATCAGGGTAGATTTGCCAGCCCTGAGATCATACGCCGCGTCACCTTCCCGCATTCGCTGTGGGGTCAAACATTCCTCAGTTACAAAGAATCTAATCATATATCATCATCCATCATCTCGGCTTCATGATCCGCCACTAGACCTGCCGAGCAGTTATTTCCGATACCGTACTTAACTCGCTCAATAAGGTCCGTAATATTGTCTTCTCCGATAGCAACAGTACAGTAGCGCAGCAGATCCACTAGCTTCATATTAAGTACTAGTCGATCCTTGCACTCGTTAACGTTCTTAATGTACACGTACTTGCCCGGTATTGGGATACTGTCGATAATTTGCTCAAGGCTTCCAAACTCTTCTAGCAATGAGGTAGCACGCTTAGGGCCTACCTTATCAACGCCAGGAATGGAGTCGCCCTTATCACCTATCAGACACTTATAGTCCGCGTATACATCTACCGGGATTGGGTAGTGCTCGTCCCAGTTCTGTGCGGTGGTTTCCTTGCGGGTGACCGTAGAGAAGCGCGATACGTGGTCCCCAATTAGTAGGTCCCAGTCCTTATCTGACGATAGTAACCAGATGTGGTCAAACTCAAACTCCTCGCGGTATTTAACTATAAACGCAGCTAAGTCATCCGCTTCAACACCCTTGTACCGAATTAGCGGATAGTGCTCGGCCAGTAGCTCAAGGGCTGCTTCGTACCCGTCTAAGAACTCTCGGAACTCTCTAGCTTCATCTTCTGTTTGATCTGCATATGCAGCTTTACGCTCTGATTTGTATCCCGGATCTATGGACAGTCTATACGATGAACTACCTTGATCAGCACAGATTATAATTGTGCCGCAGCCGTAGGATTGAGCAATTGACTCAATAGTGGATTTCAGGTTGGACGCAAAGTCCATAATGCCTGCATGCTTGTATCTAAAGGATATGTTAAGTGCATCCACAACGAGCGCACGATCACTACTGCGCGATGTAATCTTACTAGCAAAACTAACTGCCATTACTTACTCCATTTAATTTGTGTCTTAGTTAGCCACTCTTCTGCCAGTGCTACCTGAAAGTCGTATTCTGGTGTTAGAATTACCATAGCACGCTCAACCTGCATATCTATATGCAACGGAAGTGCTGCAAACGGCTTACTGCGGTTAAATTTGAATAGCAGAAGCGGCTCTTTATCTACTTGGTGCCCCTGTCTCACAGCTTGTGCCCACCACTGCACTAGCATAGGATTCTTTCCTGTTAATACTTCGCTGGTCAAGTGATCGTCTGCGTAGTTCTTAGCCTCTACGCAAAATCGCAGAGGATACTCCGGAATATATAGATCACCTTTAAGCTTATGTTGTGGGTCTAAAGCACCCGACCCGGGTGTTCTACGCCACCCGAGTCCGGTATGTTTTACTAATAGGTCCTTAAAGTAGTTCTCTCCTCTAGCACCTTTACCTCGTGGATCAACCATTATAGCTCTTCTAGCCTTGATATCTCGTTTTCTTTAATAACGGAGATTTTCTTTACTAGAGGATGTGTGAATCCATGACTAATCATGAATACGTTTAGGTCGTGCTCCCGCAGAAGGATTTCTACTAATGCTTCCCTACCCACTTCATCTAGTGAATCAACAGTTTCATCTAGGAACAGAAGATTCATCGGGGCATTTGATTCTGTAAGCATTAACTTACGTATAGCTAGCAATGTAGCGGTTGTAACCCTTGCAAGTTCTCCTGAACTAAGATCAGTAATATCTACTTCGTTACCATTGTCGTATACGACTACGGGTAACTTATCACCTACGATGCTATAATCTAGCTGAAATCTGCCTTGAGACAGTTCCTGTAGGTACTCATTTGTATGCTCCTGTAGAGCTTGAACTGAGCGTTCAATAATGAAAGCCACCAATCCTGTAGTAGAAAATACCTTAGTAAGCACTTCCAGATCACCGGCATCAGAAGCAGCAGCATCTCGCTTGACAACTACTTCCGCCAGTTTGGTTTTGTACTCCGATAATGTCTCTTCTATGTGGTCGATCTTCGCATTGTGGGCAATCGCCTTACCGTTCTCATCCCTAGCCTGTTTCACAGCTTTGCGGATAGCGGCGATTCTACGATCCAAAGTAGCGATCTGTCCTTCTAAATCGGACTCAATTAATAGCTCGGTCGGCGCCGAGGTATCGACGGAGGCCATAAGCGTTTCAAACTCCCTAATCAGGTTGTTACGCTTAATAAGGGCTAGGTTATTGGCTTTGATGTCCGCAAGAGCTGTAGACTCGTCAGCAAGAGCTTTTAGCAACTTTGCTATATCCGTTTCCAGCGCATCTATAGTGCTGTTGACCCAAGCTTGCTCAACAGGCTGCGTACAAGTAGGGCATTTACCCGGCAGGCTAGTGAACTTAGCGATCTGTGCTTGGATCATCTTTACTTCAGCTCGTTTGGTTGTTATAGCGGCCTCGAGATCCTCTGTAGGCTTTGCATCATAACCGAGCGGCGATAGATCCTCCACACCAAATGCTTCCAAGCGACTACGGCGAGCGTTGTTAAGACGCACCTTTGCATTGGTCTCCGTAATACTGGCGAGCTGTGCTGATAGCGAGGCTTTATCAGTAACTAACTGGGTAGTGTCATCATCCGGTACAGTTACAGTTGGTAGTTTGGTCAGATCTGTTGAGGCATGCTTGTCAATCCAAGACTGAATAGTATCTAGCTCACCATTTAGCGAGCCCAGAACTGTAGCAGCCTCCTTGCGCGCGTCCTTTAACCTATCGAATACTTCTACATATTTCTCTAGGTTTCTTAGCTCAATAAGGAACTTCTTACGGTTGGTATCCGTGGCTGTCAGGAATTGTAAGGAGGACTTACTGTTTTGGTAGAATAGTGCACTGAAGGCTTTTCTATCCATACCAATAATCTGCTTAATGGTATCCAGAGTTTTTGTACTGGTGTGCCCACTTATATCTGTACCATCTTTGGTTAGTTTCACTTTGATGGTAGATCCGCGCTCCACACTGGCTACGTACTCATGTCCGCCACTTTCAAAGGATATACTGCCCTTATACTTACCACTACCTTTTCGGTTCGCTACTGAACTACGCTTAGTACCCTTAGAGTTACTGTTGAATAGTATTTCTTCAATTATAAGAGGGATGCTGGTCTTACCGTGACCGTTAAGGCCCACTAACTGTACCAGAGGCTCATCATCCAGAATAAGGGTGTTGTCTGGTCCGTAGGAGAAAAACTCACTCCACGTCAAGGTCCGGAATGTGGTCATGTAGTCTGCCTATTAATGCTTTAGCTTTCTCATCGGTAAGCTCTAGTTTTTGTACTAGATACGCATGAACCTCGTCGGTAATAGTAGTTGCTTTAGATAGGTCTAGCGATGACTCCTTGTCACGCTTAACAATCTTCTTATCCAGTAGCGGAGTATCTACTCGGCCTATGGATGCAATCTCTTGCATATCTCCCTCTAGCTCGTATACTGTATGGTGCCACTCAGTAGCTACCATTTCTTCCGCAGATGTAACAGTTTTACGAACCAAGCACGGAACGTTAAGTTTGTGCCAGTCTAGTGATCCTTCGTCTGTGTCCATGACGATCACATATGTATCAGTGACGCTCCTATGGAACGAAGTAGTGACAGGAGAACCTGGGTAGTATATATTACCTTGAGAGTTCTCTTTCGAGTGTAGGTCACCGGCTACAACAATATCCCAGCCCTCGAACAACTCTAGAGGAACCTCTGGCACTACGTGCGGAGGTATTGCCCCACGTACATGCGTAAAGAGGATTGGTCTGCTGGGACTAAAAGGCTTCTTAGCAAAGTTTTTAAGCTCATTGTACGGAAGTATTTCATAGTGCTCTCCTACGTAGTGCTCGTCTATCAGCACTACGTCATTACTACGTAGTACCGGTCTGAAGTGGGACAAGAAGGTTGTGTCCTTTTTAACAGCCTCGTGGTTACCACTATAAATCACTTTATTTACGTGTGGTGTAAGTCCTATCATCAGATCGAAGAATACTCCGATTTCCTGCATAGTGGGTACTCTATCAAATGTATCACCGCCGAATATGATTTCATCACACTTCTGCTCCGCCAAGACCCTATTGAGTTCCTTAGTAAGCAGGGTATACCTATTCAGCGCCCACTCTACTGGAACACCTTTCTGTCCCAGCTTAATGTGTACATCGGCAGTAAATAAAATTCTCATAGATGAAAAAGGCCACCGAAGTGGCCTTTATCGTGACAATATCAATAAGGGATATCGTCGTCGTCTGCACCACCCATGCCTTCAGGAGTATCGTCGTTACCACCATCACCACCTTCCTTCAGAATCATACGCTCAATATATTCGCGTTGCTGTTCTGCAGTGGGACGCGGTAGAAGCTCATCAATAGGCTTCATCTCATCCAGTAGGGCACGTTCTTCCGCAGTTAGCGAACGCTTCTTGCAGCGCAGAACTTGCAGGGTGTATTCGACGTTAAAGTTCATCGGGCCAGTCTTGACACGCTTGAACACAACATCCCAACCTTCGTCTAGATCGGTAGGATCACCCAGATCCTCAGCAGCTACTTGAATCTGTTCAAATAGCTTTTTCTTCAGTGGAACAAGCACTAGCTTGCCGGTCTTGGTATCAATCGCCTGAATAGCGTAAGACCAAGAGCACTTCTTATCGGGCCAGAAATGACGGACCCAATCCTTCTCAGCATTTAGGAAGGTTTCCTCACCACGGTCAAAACCTAGACACTCAATGGAGTGATCCTTGCCGGATTCATCCTTAATCCAGTAGCTGTAGCGTGGTAGCAGCCCACCAACGAAACGTAGAACGTTTTCGCCTTCGGTATACTTGTAGTATGCTGCACCTTTTTTCGCCTTGCCTTGAGCGTCCTTAAAACTAATAGCCATGTGATATATCCTCGTAATAGAAATATACTCTGTTGCTCTGTAATCGCAACAATCTGTTTTTTAATATCCTCTCTGTACTAACCTTGGTATTTGCCACGGAAAGGTTAAGAGTTCTGTCATTCTCCGTATTCATATGAAACGGATTTCGCATTGAGGCTAAAACAAAGTATTCTGCTTTCTCTCTGTTTGTAGCTCTACTGTTCAGCAATTCAGCTACGTTTTGTAGCTGCGAGTAACCGGGAGGAGCCGAAGCCAGCCCTCGTAGTATTACTCTTATAGTGTTAGGAGCGGGGTTGCCATAAAGTCTGGCGATGTAACTGTATTGAAACGTTACTGTCCCATTTCTCATTTCCATATAGTATTATAACACTATTAGTTGAAAAAATCAACAAAAAATTTTTAGTCACATTTCGAGAAGCGTCATCTTATATCCGCGCTCTGCATAGTGTGTTGTTCTTGCATTTGATTGTAATACAGCCGGGCCGTCTTTAAGTATTACATCTACTATAACCGGCGGTAGCTTCCTGTCGTCGTATATACGAGTGACACGACCAATCAGCTGCTCTAACATTGGTATGTTGTTAGTTTGTATCGCAAGGATTAAGCAGCTCAGCGAGTTGACCGAAACACCTTCCTTGTATATACCAACTGAGCCCCACAACATATCTAGTTCTCTATCCAGTAAGGACTGGTGTATCTCGTTTCGGTTACCCTTAGAGGAGGTCACCAAAGCGCTGCCTGGTAGGGTGGCCTTATAGCAGTCCTCTAGAAATTCCACTCTGTCAGACACTATCAGTACCTGATGCCCCTTTGCAACCATTGTCTTGGCTAGGGTAATTATCAAGTTTCTATACTCTGGCATGTCACACAAAGTAGTAATCACGTTGGCCCAGCTGTAGCCATGAGCAGACAGTTTAGGCATCTTGATCTTGGACTTAATAGCAAGAACCGAAGGCTCCATACTATTTTCCCTAGCTGGCTTGAATACCTTATTACCGAAATAGTCCGAGAACATGATGTGCTTACCGTCCTTACGCTCCAGCGTACCGGTAAGTCCTATCTTATATCTAGCACTAAACTTGTCCATAGACTTCTTAAAAGTCGTGGCAGGTACGTGGTGTGCCTCATCGAGTATGATAGTACCAAAAGCAGTTTTCATCTCGGGGTATTTTTCTAGTGCAGAATTTAGTGACTGAATATTGGCCACTGTAACAGGGCCAGAGAAGTCATGCCCTTTAGGCTGTATGATGGAT